TTATGAAGAGTGTCCTGTTGAATCAGATTTTGCAGATTCTCTTCAAGAGACTTGCTAGTCTGAACTTCCAGTTCTTGTTTCTCAGTTTGTTGCTCAGTCTGTTGCTCAGCGGAAGATTCCTCTTGTGTCTGTTGCTCAATCTCAGACTGACCACCACTCGCACCAGAAGAAGACATATCAACGTTGCCTTTCTTTTCAGACTGAACTTCCTGAGGTTGTTCTTTTTTCTGTTCGACCTTCTCTTTGCAGTACTCAAACAGAACACGAGCAGCATCTAAGACCTGCTCAAAGGTCTCCGCATCACCGATCTGTTCCATAATCTCAGTCTCGCGTCCATCTTCAATTGGAATGTTGACGTGAGGTCCAATCTTATAGTGCAGATTTACACGGTCGGCAAGGTTGAGAGATTCGAGTTTTTCATCTTCGATCTCGAAGAAGTCCATCTCAACGAGTTCTCGATAACCATTATAAAAACTCTTGAGCAGTCCAGGATAACGACGCTTCATCAAACGCTCAATGCGAACATCCTCCACCACGTTGATGAACTGGGGTGGAAGACCCTCAGGAAAGTCCTGGTCTGGGGTGTAAAGGGCATGACCAACCTCGTGCCCCACCAGAAGGTCATAAACCGTTTCAGATGCCTTCTGCCAGAGAGGAAGAGTCAGAACCCTGCGACCCACGTCAAAACACGCCGTGGGAACGTTGCGGTGTTCAACCACGAGATCTTCAGTCGCAAGCAGTTTGGCGAGTTGTGATTTGATTTCGTAGTTGATCATTGGTTTCTCTGCTTTGATTCCATCTTACAACAAAACCCAGGCGGAAACCTGGGTGACGGACAGATATTCAATTGGTATAACCAAACCCCCTCAGAGTCGGAATCTCCTCGGGGGCCTGTCGGTCGGTCTCTCCTCCCTTAAGTTACTCGGTCAGAATGTGGCGACAGAATCGTTTTGCTTCGTGATCGTTTACTCCCACCTCGGCAATGCAGGAAAAGTAATCTGCCACACGGTCATTTATGTCCTCCAGCCGTGGCGTGTCTTTCACTTCCCAAGTTGCCAACTCATTATAAGAGACAAGGTTTTTCATAAACTGAATACCTCACTTCATGTTTTTATTTAGTGACAATCAAGGAATGTGTCGAGTTTTTAATGAACTTTTGTTTTAGGAGACAACTCGACTGAATCCCTTGATCTTCTCAAATTGTAAGACACTGTTGAACTTGTCGTCAAGTCCAGACTTGTGAGATATAACAAAGATATTACAATCTTTGATTGTGAACCGAATGATCTTCAGGAACTCCTCCGTTCCAAATCCATCCAAAGACGAATCAAACACTTCGTCCATGATCAAGAGATTAGTGTTGACTGAGTTTTTGAACCTTGCCACTTCTCTCCAGGTAAACAGCAGAGCAAGGTCGATTCTCATCTTCTCTCCTTCTGAGAAAGAAGCGTAAGTGAAGTCTTCATGAATCGGTGATTCAATCGTTTCGTTGAACTCTTCATCAAGTTTGAAGTTGATGTAGAAGTCCATCATTTGAAGATACTTATTTACCGACTGATTGATCAGTGGTAGATACTTCTTGATGATCATTGCCTTGACTCCACCATCCTTCAGGAGGTTATAAGCAAAGTCATGATAGTAAGTATCCTCTTTTCTTTCTCCAACATCCTCAAAAGTCTGTTGAAGTTTTTCCTTGAAGTCCTCTAACTTTTCATGTTCAGAATTTCTGTTCTCAAGTTGCTCGGTAATTGTTTGAATTTCAGATTCCAGTTGTGTGATTTGTTGCTGACAACCAGAGATCCGAGTATTGTTTTGAGAAATGCCATGTAAAAGTTGAGTGACCTCCTTTGAAACTCTTTGGAAAGTGGACTCCCTCAATTCTTCCTTTTTAATTGCTTCTTCGAGTTCTTTATAACCCTTCTGCAACTCAGCAGCTTTATTCTGAGAGTCCTCAATTCTATTTATTCTGAAGGTTTCTTCTATGGATTGTGTACAGGTTGGGCAAACCGAATTCTCATTAAAAAATTTATGTTCCTTCACAATCACAGAAATCTTCTGTGAGAGTTTACCTTTGACACTTCCAAACTCTTTCAGTCGTTTAGTTGCATCAGAGACTGTTTCTAATTCTTTTTGAAGAGTTGACGATTTGGATTCAAGATCCTGATTATCCTTACTGTAATCCTCCACACTCTGCATCAGAGTGGTAATCTTATCCTTCTTTTCTTTGATGTTATCATAACCACGTTTTTCCAACTGATCGATAAAGTTCCTCTGCATCTCAACTTTCTCTTTGAGATTGTCCTTCTTCAAATCCAGAGTTCGAATCTCTTCACGAAGTGAGCGAATCTTATCCTTGATAAGTCCATTCATCGATGAGAAGATACGAATGTCCAACAGATCCTCCACCACCTCTCTGCGAGAAGCAACAGGGAGTTGCATGAATGGAACAAATGAACTGCTTCCAAGAATCACGATCTGAGTGAAACTCTTATAATTCATCTTCAGAACATTCTGTTCCAACCATCGTTGTTGGTCCACAGAAGATGCATTCTGATCCAGAACTTGTCCGTCTCGATAAATCTCAAACACAGCAGGTTTGATTCCACGAATCACTTTCCACTCTGTGTTGTTGACAGTAAACTCAATCTCAACCAAACAGTTCTTTTCATTGGTGGAGTTCACCAGCTGCGGTTTGTTAATCTTACGGAAGGATTTTCCATACAATGAAAAAGTAAGAGCATCCAAAATGGTGCTCTTACCTGCTCCGTTAGATCCAATGATTAAAGTTGTCGTATCTTTATCGAGTTCAACTTCTGTAAATTGATTGCCAGTACTTAGAAAGTTTTTCCAGCGAATCTTCTCAAATGTAATCATGCTCTTCCAGACTGTGAGGAGGAATTACAATGTCATCCTTCGTTATTATAGTATAACAGTGATCGTGCATTTCACAAGTCTTTAACATTATTTCATCCTCCACCTCCAGGACGTGCATCTCAGGAAATCCAATGTCCTCCAGTTGCATAGCATAACGAGCAGCATCATCCAGTTCCTCAAAGATGTAAAGAATTGATTCTCCATCTTCGTTTTTGACTGAATAAGCACCCTCCCGTTCTTTGCCATCAACTGCGATGATAAACATTAGACTAACTCACATGCCTCCTGATAAATTCCTCTAATTAAATTTTGAATCTTGCCTTTATCGAGTTCTGTTTCTGACTCTTCGATGTAACGATCCAGAATTGACAATGTGTCCTCAGACTCGATCACATCATCTCCTTCTTTATCATACCAACCACTAAAATCAAAGTTTTCAACAATCTTAAGTTCAGCAACTCCAATCTGATAAAGTTTGTCGATGAACTTCTCAAACTTAACTGTGTTTGATTTATTTTTAACGATGACTTTGACAATCTTATTTACATAAGGTGTCGCATCAAAGAGTTGGTGATCGGTGTCATCATAATAAATTTGATAAAACATCCGATAAGGATTATCAATGTAAGTGTGCTCCAGAGTGTCCGTGTCAAAGAGAGTAAATCCTCTTTGATCATTCACATCAGTCCAGAACATCTCATAAGGATTTCCTAAGTAGAAGATGCGTCCGTCAGTTGATCGAGTATGGTAGTGACCTGAAAAGACCTTGTTGAACTTCTCAAATAATTTGCTTTCCAGACCATGATCCATGACGATCTGTCGATTAACTCTAAATCCGTTGAGTTCAAGGTGCCCCATCGCACACGAGCAACGAGTCTTTTGAATTGTTTTGACAGTTGTTTCTTCATTTTCTTGATTGATCCATGGAATAAAAAGTACATCTAAATTATCAATCTTCGCTTCTGTCGGTGTCGAATAAACGTTCACATTATCATACTCACGCAACAAAAGATCAACAGCGTTGATTTCGTTTGTGTTCTTATAATAAGCGTCGTGATTACCCACCATCAAGTGGACTTCGATTCCTCTTTCCTTCAGAGGGTCAAAGACAACTCTCTTTGCCCAGGTGAGTGATTTGAATTCGATTCCTTTGCGACTGTCAAAGGCATCACCCATATGAATGACGGTGGTGATACCCTCTTCATCCAAAGTCGGAAAGAAAACGTTCTTATAAAATTCTTCGAAGTAATCGTGAAACAGTTGTGAACCTTTACGGGCACCATAATGAGTATCCGTAATAATGGCAACTTTCATCAGTATCTCAACTTACTGTGCACAGCATCCTTGATGCTATTGTAATCCGAATAATTGGATGAATCAAGATCATTGGCATCGAACACTTCATCAAAGTTAGTTCTTTCCAAAATCTTGTTCTTGATCTCCAGTTGCTTCTTCTCTTGAGAGATGCGTCTGAGGAATGCGTAGTAAATGATCTGAGTGAAGTAAGCAAAAGGATTCTTTGACTTCTCAGAATTGAAGTTGTGAATGTAGCGAACACAGTTCTCAATTCCATCACAGATCATGTCCTCACGGAACATGTAATTGACAAAGTTTGGTTTGTAAGACAGACGGTTGGCCATCTTCAAGAAACAGTCACCAATATAACGAGGGATTGGTGGCTTAGGAAGTCCTGCTGCCTCTGCTCTCTTTACCTCTGCGAAGTAGATCTCGATGGCATCCAGGAAGTCTTTGTTATTTACGTAGTGTTCTTTTGCCTTTGGCTTTGCCATTACCTTGTATTTCTTTGTAAGTGTCGTCATTCATAATGTTAATTCCTGTATTCATTTTATCAAATTATCTTTGGCTTAACAAACCATTGATATATTGATAGAATTAGGTTTGTGGACTTTCAGATCAATTAATAGCTTAGAGCTCAGAGATCCTTCGAAGGAGACATCTTGAAGATCTTCTCTAGAATCTCTTTAGTGTCATGAACGTTCCCGAGGTAACCCATCTTACGATCCAACTTGGAGTAATTGGATTTGTTTGACTTACGAACATAATCCTGATACATCATGATCATTGCGATGTCATCCGATTCAGACATCGTAAGAACATCATCAAGATTGATTACAAAGAGATCTTCAGTGGAAGTCTTCAACCAGGGTTCAAGTTTGTAACCAGTGGTTTGTCCTCTGGTCTTCATTTCTTCAACAATAATTGGATTAGAGATCAGAAGCATTGTTCTGTCACCTTCATCCGATGCTGCTACCTTACAGAAGATTTCATCACCACATTTGAGTTTGATTGTTGCAAAGAAATCATCTTCTATCATTTACACCTCCTTAGTCTTTTAGATCAACTGATACAATCTCATAGTTAAAGTGTTCAGAAACATAGATCTTAACTCTCTCGATGAAGTGGTTGAGTGTATAGTTCTTTCTTGAGTTCAGAGTAATGTCATCAGCGATGTCATACAATCTTGCTTTGACTTTATCCTTTCCCTTTCTCAGAACTCTTCCTATGCTCTGAAGATTACGAATTCTTGATTTAGAAGGAGAAGCAAAGATTACGTTGTGAAGATTTTTGATGTTGATTCCAGTGGAGAATGTTCCAAAAGATGCTACGATAATTGCATCCTTCTCCTCTTCTGTGATCCTTCTGACTTCTTCTCTCTCATCGGTGGCCACACCACCATGAATGTAAAAGACTTTACGTCCTTCATTTACTTTGTTATTTATCATTTCGTAAAGTATGTCCCCATGGGATTCCACTCTCGTAAAGAGAAGAAGAGTGTTTCCCTTGAGATCACAAGTCAAATTTGTTAGAAACTTGTTTCGTCGTTCATGAGAAATCAGATATTGAATTTCATCCTCATATGTGTCAAACTTCTTGGGTTTGTGTTTCAGAACCACACACTGAATGTCAAGAGTGGCAAGGTG